GCAGTTTCTTGTATAAAATAGTTTTGTATCCATTCTGTCTTTTTTGGTTTTGCACTGGTCTTAAAATCTATGACTGATATCTCACCTTCCCACTCTGCAATACAATCTACTCTACCAGCAAGTTGTAGGTTATGTGAATAAAGTGGTGATTCAAGTGCATGAACAGTTCCAATTTGATTTAATTCTTTTTCTACCGAAATGAATGCTTGTTGTGTAGTTGGCATTGCACCCTTAAACTTTTCTTCAAAGTTATCATTTCTAATATAGTCTTCGAATAGTTGGTGTGCAGATGTTCCATGTCTTGCAGCTTGAGTTGATATCTTGTTTGCTTTCTTTTCACCAACTCTCTTTCTCCACTTTTTAATAGCTTCTTTATTTAAAAGTCCAGTGACCGATGTCACTGATGGATACTTCTCACCTGTTGGTGTGATGTAGTATCGTTTACCATCTATATTTTCTGTAGGTAATGATTGAAAATCATAATCTAATATTTCAAAGGTCTTCATGGAAATATTCTTTGTGGTTTTACATCCTCTGTCATTGCATCAAGTTCATTTATATCATGTTTACCATGAATTGTGACCTTAAATGTATCATCTGCTTTAATAAACTCTACTTCAAATGGTAGGTCATAACCTTTACCTTGTAGAATTGCAACTCTATCATTGAACTCTCTGTATTCGTCTCTTGTTAGTATTGTAGGTTTAAGTTCCATCGTTATAACTCCCATACTCTTTACTTCCTATTTCCCCTGTATATGAAATATCAAATGATATTGAATATGATGGTTCATGACTATGCCATACCACTGAATGACCTATCCAAGATGGATGTATAATCACCTTACCTTTAGGCATATTAGCAAAAGGTGCGTAATCCATATTAAAATCACTAGGGTTTTTAATATCTGGAAAATACATGTTTTGATATCCAGCATTAGGATTTACATAATATGTAGTATGTCCAGCATCTTCTGGAAAAAATGTTCCAGACCATGAACAATTTTGATGCCAATGAACTGGTAATGCACTTCTAGTTTCATCATATACATTTAACCATAACTGATTAATCTTCATAGGTTGTTCAACAAAACCTACTTCAACTATTAAATCATTTGCACACTTTAATATCTTTTCCTCTAATTCTGGTAAATCTAAATCTAATACATTAGAATTAACAACACCTTTTCTATTATGTCCATCTACAAATTTTTCATTTTTTGGTATTTCATATTCGTAATCAATATCACCAAGAAAAAATGGTGTTTGAAACATTCCTAGCACATTCCCTTCTTTCATGCTAATCCCCTCGTAAATCTTTACAGATTGCTTTATATGTACCAACCTGTTCTCCAGTTTCAACCACTCGTTGAACTCCTGTTTCAGTTATAATACCATCGTTGTTTACAAATGATGTATTTTCTGTCTCTAGTGTTTGACCTACTAATATAGCTTTATCATAGGTATGACTAATTTCTATCATAGGACAAAACCTTCTCATTGCAAATAAACAATTAAGACCAGCAGTTGCATCACTAATAGCTCCTCTTGCAGGCCCACCCATTTTTGTCCTAGGGTTGTTTTCCACTGAATGAAATTCTTTTACAGTTAAAAGAGTAATAAATCCTTGTGCTTGTCCTTCTTCAACTCTGACTCTCCATCCCCAAAAGAAATCTGGGTCAATCCAGTTACATGATATCATTTGATTAAATGCAGAAGGTCTGTTTTGTTTTTGGGTTTCAGAAAAGACACCTTCTCCTTTAATCAATCCCCTATCTTTTGATTGGGCTTTCATAGTTTCTATTAAAGTCTCATCACTTGCAAAGGGACTAAATCCTTCATTTTTTATATATTCTTTTATATTCATTCTTTTATTATACCTTGTCTTTTTTGAATCTCTACATGTTTTTTAATGACTTCATCTGTCTTAACTTCTTTTGCACTTCTTCTACGATGTGTCTTTGCAAGTTCTGACCTAGGATGTTTATCTGCAACTTTAGACAACACCTCATTAAATCCACCAGACTTACCAAAATCAGTTCTTGAACCAACATTTGATACAATGTTAGGTGATGAAATTCTTTTTTCAAGATGTGGATTGTCTTCTGCAAACTTATCTAAGTCTTTATAAGACATTCTATGTTCTTCCATTTCATCTGTTTTGGTATTGTAGAATTCATATGTAGGCATTATGATGCGTATCCAGCGTGTGTTTCAAAATTCATAAACTCTGGCACTGGTCTATTAGTCCACTTTGCAAAGTCTTTCTTGTAGTTTATATAATAGTTTTTGTATGCCTCTACTACATTTGATTGTTTTACATCGTTTGGCATTGCAAGATATGGGTCAACATATGGTTCTACATCAATCTGCATTGGTGCAGACTGTAACACTTCTCTGAGTTTTTTATCTGTTAGATGTACTTTACCATAACGATGTGTATATTCATCACATAAATGTGTCCACATTTCATACAACCAGTTGTAATGATTCTGTGATGCTCTAACCCATAGATTACTTGGATGTTTCACATGGGATGCTTTGTATAGTGTATTCTCCATCTTTTTGATAGGATGTTTCCATCGTTGTATTCTACGACCACCTAGGGTCTGAGATACATATGGTTCACCATCAATAACACGATGTGCAGTTGACATCAACTGTGCATATTCAATAATCATTTTGACCACATGTTTGTCACAATGCATTTCTGCACATGTTTTTGGGTCTTTGTCTAAGTAAAAAATATTCATAATATTTATTATAACCTCATAGTTATTTTTTGTCAAAGAAAAAAGTTGCAGAGTTTCTAGGAAAAGGTGCTTCCCAAGATACACCTGTCACTTTATGAAATATATCTCCACGAAATACCACTGCACTACCACCTTTTGGACATGCAGTTGCACGAACAAAGTCTATGTCGTCATTCCAAAACAAAGTTTCTCCACCCCATTTTCTTAAATCCCATATGTCTGTTGGATTAAGATAAACTATTGCACTGTAATCCATGTAATCTTGATGAGCCCAACTAGAATCTCCATGTTGAAATGCATGGACATAACAGTTATTGTAATCTTTTACTTCAAGACCTAATGCCTCTTCAAAATGTGGTTTAAAAGTATTCCATATCTCATCAACTGTATTATGCACTACTGGATGATGTTTAAATATATCTACAGGTAATCCCCATTCTTGACCTTCTTTATCCCAGTAAGGTTCATTTCCATCATCCTTTTTTTTAAATGCTGTTGAAGCTGCTTTTGTAAATGCTTCTTGACTTCGAGATACATTCATGTACCAAGTATTTTTTTCTAATGTGCCTGTTATCTTATTAGAAAACCCACCTTCCTCTCTTACTTTTTTTATCATTTCTGGGTCACCAGTTTTATCCATACTAGGATGTGGTGGATTACCACCATATGCAAGAAATCCTTGTATAAATGAACCATAATTGTATAAATCAGTCCACCACTTTGCAACTCTTCCTTGTTGTTCAACATCGTCAATGAGAAATATTTCTTCACCCATTAAGTCTATATTCTTATGCATTTGCTAATCTCTTTTCTTTTCTTTTTCTTGCAACTTCTCGTTTTTTTAATTGTGCTTGAACGATAATTCGTTCTTTCTTATTGAGACAACTAATATCTTTAGGGCCCCATGTTGAACCAATACGAGTTAGTTTATCACATGCAGTTAACATATGATTCCATACATCATCTTCTGCACTTCCATTTCTATCTGTTTCGAATTCTTTTCTACTGAATCGTAGAGAGGTTGTTTTGTTCTTTTCTGCATACTTGGAGATTTCTCTACCGAGTTCTGCATAAAACAATTCTTTTGGTGTAATATCGTAATTACTAAATTTGTTCATAATATAGTCCTATCATAGTATAAAATGGGTTTTAGTATATCAAAAAATGTACCTATAAATCAAATTTATTTTTCTGGAAACAGTTGAATAACATTATCCTTACTTTTAGGTTTTTCTTTTGATTCTTCTTTATCTTGTTCATCAATTTCTTTTTGTAGTTCTGGTGGGATAGAATAACCTAAATTATTAAGATAGTCTCCTAGGATATATGGGTCTAACATATCTTGATTCCACTCTTGTTCTTGTAGTAAATCATGACCATCTTCTTGTATTAAGTTCTGTCTACTTCTGAGATAAGTGTCACATATCATTGAAAGATGTGTAACTGCTTTGTAAAGTGATAACCAATCGTTACTCATTTGGATTGAATTATCATAATCATCTGCAAATGCAATTGACATTTTTTTGAACCATCCATCATCACTATTGACAATCAATGCAATGTCTCCTCTTTTGAGTTTAAGAATATGTTCTTTATCTGTCATATTTAACTGATATTTTTACCAAATTCTACTTGTACTGAGTCTGGTATTACTTGAGTTCCATCATTAAACCCTGCTTCATCTGGAAAGTGTTGTTTCATATCAATACCACCTTCTAAATCTTGATTACTAGTATGTTGAGCTATTATTGGATGTCCAGCTGGTAATCCAAAAACACCACTATCGATATCTTGTAATGTAGTTTCTACTCTTGCACCACCTACAAAGTTATAACACTCTTTAAGTAATCTTGCTTGTCCTATTACCTGTGGTGTATGTGTTACCCAAATATTATCTTGTTTTGAACTTCTTCCATATCCATTTGCAATTAACCATGTATCGACTTCACTTGTAATTGCAGTGTTATCATTCTTTACCCATTCCATTTTATATTTCATACCAGCACCAGATACTAAAAAATCATTCATACATGTTAGTTTTGTAATATATGTTTCACCAGCTGTGTCTTGTTGAAGATGTCTCTCTGTATCACTTGGTGCTGGATATTCACCTGTTGTACCTTGGAATTTTGAAGCTGCATATTGTTCATCTGTTGTTGCTAATGGGCCTTCTGATATTCTTGCTCTTGTTCTTTTTGCAACTGTGGCTTCTGGATTAACTTCATTACACATTGCTTTTTTGTAATCAGATGCATATCTCCAACATACACCTTTCTTAATAGAAGTAAATTCATCATCTTTAGTAACTTCTGTATCACCTATCCAAAAAGTAGTAGGTATTGAATATGCATCAAGTCCAGAGTTTCCTACCCACATACCAGCACCATAATTTGCAGTGTCATTTTCGTCCTCACCACTTAATGCTGGAATAACACCCATGGGTTTTCCATCTGAATTTTGTGAACCTGTAACATTAAGTTGTTCTGGTAATTCTTCTACTTTGTTATAGTTTCTTTGTGAATCTACAAAAAACTTACCATCATATGCACTGTTATCTTTAAACTTACCATCACGAACTATTGAACCTTCGTAATGTGTTTTCCATAATGCTCTAAAATCTGCATCTGAACATGGAGTTACATGTCCTTCATTGGAAGTAAATGTTGCCATTGATTTTAATTCATATGAATTGTCTTCTACCCATGAAGGTATAGTTTGTCCTATTGCATCTGTAGCCATAATCTATCCCCTTGTTACTTTTTTAACTCTTTCGATTTGTTGGTTGATAATTGCCTTTCTATTAGGCCAGTAAATATATTCTTTGTCCTCATTTTCCATGAGTTTGTGCAAAAGTGGTAAGATAAGTTCTTCTGCATCTGCAAGTTGTGATTTCAATTTTGATACTGCAACATCTGTAGAACTTCCTACATTTGTTTTTGCTTCTTCCAATTCATCTAGTGCATTAGATACTAATTTGTTGAGAACATCAACTTTTGCATCTAAATTTTCTATCTGTTCAGAATTAACTGCTCCTTTAGATGACTCTGCAACTTTCTTAAGGTCTTCTGCAATCTTCTCATTAAGAGCTGCACTTTCCCCTGTTTTAGTTGTAAGTTCATCTTGGTCTACAGCAGTGAAACCAAAATCGAAATTATCTGCCATTACTTCTTACCTTTACTTCTTTTTATTTTTTCTCTTGCATCAATAACTGGTTCGACAGTTTCATTACCTTCTGTTTTACCACCATCAAGAGTAGATTCAACTTCTTGTTGTTGTGCAAGTTGTTGTCTAATCTGTGCTTGAGTTTGACTTTCTGCAATTAGTATTTCTCTTAATCTTCCGATTGTTGAAAACTCTTCTGCTTTAAAAGTTCCTCTACTCGCTGCAGTATCAATAACTGCAATCATTTGTGCAAGTTCTTTTAGACCTAAAATCTGTGTTTGCATCAAATCAACTTTTTCTACTTGTTCCATAATATCTCCATACTATATTTTATTCCAATTAATCTAAAGGATTACTTGGAAACCTTTTGATTGTTACTGGGACATCACCTGTCTGAGTATCAATCTGTTTAATTACTGGTTCTTCTATGTTCCAATCACATGTAATGTTTGTGCCTGGCACGAACCATTTACTTAAGTCCCTATTGTAAATCATTTCATGAACGAGTCCACTCATAGGGTCTATAATCTTTAACAATCCCATCACTGGGTCATAATGACGAACCTCTGCAATTCTACTTACACCATTATCAGTGTAGGTAATTGCTCTGTCTTCATCGGTTAATCCCAGTCTGTTAATTGCCTTTTCCATAGTAGTATTTATATCAATACTTACTTAGGAGTTAAGTCAAATCCAGCATCTTCACAAATTTCTTTGGTAATAGATTTGAAAGGCATAGTCTTATCTTTAATTGCAAGTAAGAACTCTGCTTCAGATTTCTCAAGTGACCTTAAAGTGTTTAGGAATATTTCTTCCTGTTTTGCAACTTTGCTTGTACTGTTTGCAAGACCACCTTTTACCCAATATTGCATTCTTTTGAATACACGAATAAATCTCTCTGGAGCCATATCCATTGCACCCTCTGGTGTGTCTGGGTCTCCAATTTGAGTTCCTTCTGGTATACCTTCTGGTAAAGTAAACTGAACTCTGTCATCAAATGCAGCTTTAAGTGCATATTTGACATCGTTTCTACTAGTAAACTGTTTTAAAATATCAATTTTAGATTGTTTACCTTTTGTTTCTTCAACTAATCCTAGTATCTCTACAATACTTGGATTTCTTGGAAGGTCTTTAACAGTTCTAACTTTAGTATCAGGCCCATCAAGAACTTTCTTTTGAGTTTTCCCAAGAGGTTTTTCATATTTGGACATGACATCAGCTGCATCATCTACTGCTGATGGTGGTGATGCTTGTTTTGTTAAAACTGCATCTGCTTTCTCTAAAGCAACTTCTTGTTCTTTTTCTTGAACAATTTTCTCTAGAGTTTTTTTGTTTAACGACCCTTTAGGTCTTCCTCGTTTTGCCATAATTAAAAGTCTCCAATACTTTCTTGTAAATCCATCAATCTGTTATTGATAAAGTATGTTAGTAATCCACCTCTTGGTGCAACTACAACATTATCAAACTCTTGAAGAATTTGTTCTTTGTATTTACTAGGTATATAGGTCAAATCAATAAGACTTCTATTCCTAGATAAATTCCTGTCTACCTCACTGTCATTCATGACAAGAGGGTCTTTGATAGTGTCTCTTTTCTTCTTAGACAAAGGTCTCTGTCTCGACCCAGACACAAATACATCATCTTGAGATAAACAGTTAGGAACACCATCCCCAGTATCACCACTAATTATGTGGTCATTGAGATACTCCAAAGCTTGTTCCTGTGTTAATTTAATATCTTTCTTTGTGATAGGTGAAAACTGTCTAACCTTACTGTATCTCTGTAATTGTTGAAAGTCTTTATCTCCACTGATAATCATAATGTTTTCAGTGTCACCATACTTTTCACAAAGTGTCCCTATTATATCATCTGCTTCACATTTTGATATGTAGATATATTTATAAGGAAAATTATACTTTAATTCTTCTCTGATTACAGATATACAATCGAATATTTGATTCCAATCTTTGGTATCTTTATCTCTAGTTTTTTTACGATTTGCTTTGTAGTGTGGGAATACATCTTTTCTCCAAACATTGTAAGAATCGTCTGCAAGGACTAACTCTCCATATTTGTTTTTGTATTTCTTACGATACATTGCAAGTGATTTAAGTGCAATGTGTCTTACTAGGTCTTCACTGATAGGTTCTTGTCCACCTCTGGTTGATGCCATTAGTGATGCAATTAGAACCTGTGTTAGGTCTACTATAATCATTCAGTTCTTAATAATATAATGTGTTCGTTTATTCTTCCAGTTGGTTTAGATGATTTTGTGTTTATTTCATCTAATACTTTACTTAATACTATTTTACCACCTTCTTCGATTCTGTCAAGGAAATGTTTTGTCCTGTTTCCAATCTTTTTAGTTGCACTGTATTTTCCAAAGTTTTGAATAGTTGTTCCTTTCACTCCAAGACCAGCTCTATCTTCTGATTCATATTTGGTAATCTCTTTGGTTTTGGTATTGAATGTCCATAGTTGTCCAGACCCTACAATTAATTCTGGATTAATTGATGTAAGATGATACTCTGTATCAGTTATCTTGTAGTTTAACTTTTTAGTTTGTTCTTGTGCAGAGTAAACTTTTTTTCTCCTAGTTTTTTTCTGACCCATTTTACCTTTTGCATACTTATCACATTCTTCTCTGATACCACAAACATATTTGTATGCATCCTTTAGTCCTTTTTTAGATAAGAATGAGTATGCTTCTTTTAGTTGTGGACATTTACCTTCAACTGCCTCTTCTAATTCTTTTTCTAGGTTATGGAAATTGTCTCCAACTTTTACTGCAACTGGGCCTGATACTTGTTCATCTGTTAGATATGCAAAGACATCAAATTTATTTTTAGGGTCATCAAAATATAAATCTAATTGATATTCTATCTCACCAGCATATTCGTTTGCTTTGTTTAGGATTCTTTCTTGAATAGAGATAACTGGTTTCTTTTTCTTCTCTTCGTCTTTGATTGCTTTGAGAGAATCTATGTCTTTGATACATTTATCAACATGTTTTTCTATGAATGCAGTTGTAGATGGATTTAGTAAATCCCCTTCGAACATACAAGGAACTGACCTAGTTTGCATTCTTGCAAGGGCAGCTGCAGTTCTAGGGACATACTTAAGTCTCTTAACTCCTTTGATATATTTGTCTTCATAGTCTCTATCAGACATCCATGTTGATAACCATTCACCACATGATTTATTATCACTCATGTAGTTGTACCAATTCATGCATCTTCCTTTGTCTCTTTCGTCTTCTGCATGAGGTTCTACACCATAATAGATTTCATCAAGAGATTTTTGTTTTCTCTTACTCATGTTAATTACTTATAAAAAACAAATTTTTAAGTGTTATCTCCCTCAGTATAAGTAGTTCTCTGTTTATCAAACTGACCTTTACCTGTAAGTGGTGGTTTCTGAAAAGGAAACCCATCTTCTCTTTTCTCAGGCAAGTTATCTATGTGATTTTTAATTCTTTTTCTTTTCTTCTCTTCTGCAATTATAATTGTAGTTCCAATTGCAAAAAGTCCAGAAGCAAGAAGTAAAAGAATTTTTAGTACTATTTCCCAATCCATTCTATATCCTCTTTTGGTATTACTTGATATGCACCTTTGTTGTACGCTGGTGCAACTGTAAACTTTTTAGACTCTTCTAACTTCCAACTGTTATCTACATTCTTTGTTGGTCTTGCATTGACACCTAAAGAAGGATACTTCTTCCTATGGTCTTCTGATGCTCTTATCCTGTCTAATTCAGATTGACTTGGTTTTAACTTTTTGTATGACACTGTATGACACTTTTTCTTTGTAGAAAGACTCTTGGTCTTTCTTTTACGACCTGTCATGTCATACCTTAAACTGTTTCCTAAATTTATTGTACCCATAATGTAATCAAGTTCCTTAGTAAGAAAAACAATCCTACTGCATTTAACATAATCAATGCTCTATCTTTCCATGCAATAGAGACACCTACCCAACCAGTGATACCAATGATTGATAAAATCAAATCTACACTTTGTAATTCTGGAATCCCACGAATTGACATTGCACCTAATATAAATGCAGAAGATATCCACTTAAGATACCAATCCCATGTGTACTTTGGTGTTGCAGATTTAAATATCCTAGTAGAGTTTTTTAACTCTTCTTGAGTAAACTTACTAGACTGTTTCTTTGCTTTTTCTTTGAGACTCAGCAATCTGTTTTTTAAGTTCTTTTTCAAAATCTTTCCACTCCTTAAGTGTTTTGAATTCACTTTGGTATTTACCATATATTTTTAATCTTTGTTGTTGTTGAGGTTGACTCATCTTCCTTGTCCTCTATATTTTTTATAAGACCTTTTCTTATGTTTATTCATGTGAGAAGTAGAAATTTTAGTTCTACGACTCCTACCACCTGTACCCTGTGATGTACATTTCTTTACACTTACATGTGTAGTTGTAAATCCTCTAGTCTTTACTGCCATTATACTCCTGTTCTATCTCTCCAGAAAAAAGTGAAGTGACAACGATGATGGGGAAGGAGAGAGTAAACCCAATCATCAGCACCTTTAGGGATTTTAAGGGAGAATCAGACTCCCACCCAATATACAACTGCCATGAGTTGTCACTTCGAAACTATTATACTTTAAAGGTTTTTGCAAACTCTTCGTAAGACTCTGCCTTACTGTCATAGATTGCTTGAACCTCTTCAAAACATGGATGTGAATCATCACACTTATAACCCATGTCATTGATTTCTTTGATTCTAGTATCTTTCCAAGATTGTTTTGTTTCTGTCATAATTGTATTCTACTATAAGTTGTACCCATCTGTCAATATCCAATTCCTTCTGTGATTTTTTCATGGAGACCAAACTCAAGTTTCTTTGCCTCTCGTTCACTAGGATATCGACCCTCTAAAAATTGTTTACAATGTACCATTTCATGTGCAAGAGTTTGATACATATCATCATCCTCTTTGGTTAGTTCTATAGTGACAGACTCTTTATCACCATAACAATAACCTATTGCATAATCATAGTCTTTTGGAAACTTGTTGTAAAGAAGAACCTCTATGTCTGCATCAACAATTTTCAATTGTCGACATGCCTCTACAACATAATTGTAGATAAGTTGTTCATCTTCTATTCTTATACGACCCCCTCTAGGGCCTGAGATTGTGACCTCAATCATTCCAATTGTACTCTGGTGTGACTTGTCCATTTACAATTTCTTGTATGAAATCGACAGCTTCATATGAATTACCACCAACATGCCAGTCATATTCCTCAGTTGGAGTACCACCAGTTTTCCAATTGTAAACTGTTGCTTTAATATATTCAAAGTCTTTATCACCCCATTGGTCAGTAAAATAAACTTTACCATCAATGACCCACTCCATTTGAGTTTTTTCGTAAGGGTCTCCTGTAGTAAAAGTTGGTTTACCAAAAAGATTTTCTAATGTACTATATGTTGTATTAACTGTTCCTTGTAAACTAGTACCATTTACTAGACTAAAATCATTTGCAACTTCATATTCAATATTTTCTGATAAGATATCTATTAACATACTTCCTCTAACTCCTCAAATTGTTCATCTACTACTAATTCTTTTGCATACTCCACAAAATCTCCACCACCTTCTTTACCAGTGAATTGAGATAAAAGTTTCACACCACCTTCACTTAAAAGTGATGCAAGTTCTTGAAGAGTTTTACCTTCTAACTCTTCGTAAAGGTTTTCTTTGATTACTGTATTTGTATTATTTGACATATTACTCCTTTATTACAAAAGTATTATATCAAAAGATGTACCCACCTGTCAAATGGTGGAGCTGATAGGAATCGAACCTACGACCTTCTGGATGCAAACCAGACGCTCTCCCAACTGAGCTACAGCCCCTCACTATATTTGAAATTGATATCACTATGATGTTGTTCATCAGCTCTGACCTTTTTGATTAGGTCTGAAAGCTTTGCACTTTTCTTCATCCCATAGTATTCTATTGCAAGTTGTGGTGCTGGGATGTTTTCTACTTCACCACTTTCTACCATATTAAGGTATTCTGTATATGACTTTACTGCTTCTTCTTCGAAGTAATGTATCATTCTATGTGCAGTCTTGGGAAAGAACACATACAAGATAAAATAAAATATCCAAAAGATTGCCTGTGCAAATAACACTAACCATCTTTCAAATACATTTGGTTTGGTAATTTCTATGAAGAACATAAGATGCATTCTTTCATTCTCTGCCTCTGCAAGAAGTTCTCTTATCATAGGCCCATAACCTGTTTTCATTTGTCTAAGACTTGTTAGGTGCATCCACATACCAGCAACCATGCCAGGCACACCAGCAACTGTTTCTAGGACAACTGCACGATGTCCATACCTCTTTGCAAAAAATGTATCTGCAACAAAACGAAAGAACTTCGTCATTGACATTGCAAACCAATCCGATACTTTATTCATCCTTATGCATTTTAATGAATGCCTCTGCATCTATAACCACTAATGGTTTATGATGATTTTTTTTAATTACGACTATGGGTTCATAGTCCCCAGAATTCTCTAGTGCTTGTTTGTAGGACTCCCAGACATTGACTCGTTCTTGATTTTTACATTCAATTGAGTAAGGAAATTTCTTCCTTGCAGCTCTTGCCATAATGAGGTCTTCACCAGAAGCACCCATAGACCTACTTTCAACATCTTCTTCATGTATTTCTAATTCCTCAATGAGTCTTTCACGAGTCCATTTTTGTAAATTTCTCCCTTTTGCTTTAGCAGATTGTACCTTCATTCACTTTTTCCCATGATATAATTGTATCCCACTCAATGTCATCCCACTTTGAGTTCTCAACATCCCAAACTACAACTTTATTACTTTGTATACTTTGTTTTGCTGAATGTCCTTTATAAAGTCCAGTTATATTTCTACCAGAATTTAAAGACCTAAAATCTATTTTTACTGTAGATGTTTTTAGTGCATCTAATATTACTTCTCTATTCATCGAAGTCTAACTCCTCATTCATATCAAAATCATCTTCTATTTTTAATTCTGAACCACAAAATGGACAAAATTTAACTTCATATCCATCACCCAACTCATGTTCTATATCACCTTCTGCACCACACTCTAAACAATAAAACGACTCCACGAAATCTGGGTCTTGCATGATTGATTCTCCTTATTTTTCATTCCAATCTTTATTATGCCAAGCATATAGTTGGTCATAACCACCTATATTTTCACCATCCACTCTTATCTGAGGGAAGGTTCTTGCGCCTGGGAATTGTTCAAATAACTCTTCCCTAGTAAAGTCTACATCCAATTGTCTGTAGACGAATTCGTATCCTTCTCGTTCACAAAGTTGTTTTGCTTTGTCACAATAAGGACATACTGGTTTTCCATATATCTCTATCATTTCATAGTCTCCTGTATAAATTCACCTAATAGTTCTATATCACTATCTGACAACATTGCAGCTTGTCCCCACATAGTTTGAGACATTGCACCTATTGTTTCTCTATTCTTGTAGGATATTAATCTCCCTACAATATAATCTGAACTCTGACCTGCTAATCTTGGGAATGTTGCAATACCTTGTCCCTCTTGACCATGACAAGCTGCACATCCAGCCCACAATGGTTTAATAGATGAGAATGGGTCTCCAGCAGCTGCAAGTTGTTTTGCCTGTAATTGTTCTACTACTGAACCATGTGTTCTTACATATTCTTCATAACACTCACCTGTGCATGTATGAGCACTCTGATAACCTGTATATTCTAGGTTAGGATATATCATTGTTGAAAAAAATATTCCAAATGCAAATATACCTACCAAAACCATTCCTAATTCCTTCATAATTTAAATCCCTCAAATGTATTTTCTTTTATATCTTGTTTAATACCACCGATGACATAAGATTCAATCTCTGTCTCCTGTGGTGCATTCTGTTGTCCTCTAGATGATAACCAGTGTTGTGTCCATGGTAATGGATTAGTTCTACTTGAGATATCATATATAGGGTTCAAACCAATTGCACGAAGTCGTCTATTTGCAATATACTCTACATATTGACTTAACAATGCAGTTGATAATCCTAACATACTACCATATTTAAATAGGTATTCTGCCCAATCTTTTTCTTCTGCAACTGCATCTTCATACATTTTGTAAACATCTGGTTCACAATCTTTCATGACTTTTAACATTACTTTGTCTTTTTCTTCTTTTTGATAACATTTTAAAATGTGTTGTGATATTGCAAGATGTTGTGCTTCGTCTCTTGCAATCAGACTAATAATCTTTGCAGAACCTTCCATCTTTTTCATTTCTCCAAATGCAAAAGTACATGCAAATGATACAAAGAAACGAATACCTTCAAGTATGTTAATACTAATTAGTGCAAGATATAATTTTTTCTTAAGTTCATATTCATCTTTTTCGTATCCTAAACTATATCTCTGTGCATAGTCTATGAACTCATCATATCTTTTTGTGACTGATTCTGCTCTTGCAATAATCTTTTCGTCATCTAGAATCGTATCAAATACCTTTGATGGGTCTGAATACAAATTCTTTATCATGTAAGTGTAGGAACGACTATGGATAGTTTCCATAAAGTCCCATGCAATGATACATCCTTCTAACTCTGGAAGAGTACAGAAAGGTAACAATGCAGTAGCAGGGCCTCTACCTTGAACTGAGTCTAATAGTGTTTGATACTTTAGATTACTAGTAAAGATATGTTTATGTGCTTTACTTAGTTCATTGTAGTCGTTCCTATCTTTTTGAAGAGAAACTTCTTCTGGTCTCCAGAAATACCCAAGTTGTCTTTGTGTGAGTTTGTCGAAAATCGGATATTTAAAATCGTCATATCGTTGGGTATTAAGTTCCTCTCCAAAGAAGATTGGATTCTTTAAAAAATTTACTTTGTTTTTATTAAATACTTTACTCATATTTTTCGTATCCTTTACCACATGGTTTACCTGTGATAGGGTCTGTTAATGCAGAATTTCCATATGTCCAATATGTTTCTGCACTTTGTATTGCATCATTTGCCTTATTCCATTCTCTACTTGCCTTACTACCTACTCCATGATATATTGATGGTCTACCATCATATTTTAATATAGGAAAGTCTCTATGCATTGGCCCATCTTTATGCAAATAATGTATAAAAATTTGTCTTGCACTATCTCCAGCAAGTCTTTCTCTCCAATGTATTACATTACTTCCTTGATAAAATAATGCATCGCCTGGTTCTAGATTTACTGGTATACAGTTTTCTCTCTCATCAAAAGGACTTCCCATTGTTAAATCCCATGATGTTTGATTATCCATTCCACAATAGTTTATATCATTACGAACCCATATTGTCCATGGTTTATTATCATCGGTATCATATGATATAGGAAAAGTTGCACTAAATTCACATGATGGTCTATCAGTATGACTTAGTAACCTTGAATGTCTGTCATAAGTTCTTCCATATGAATATGTTGGAACTAATCGAACACCAAATAAGTCTTCAATTTTCTTTTGATACATTAAAAGAATTGTTTCTCCATAATTTGGAAAAGGCATTCCTTTACTAACCCATGTATCTAATCCTTTACCTTTATCATCAAAGTTTTCTGCAATAATATGTTCTTCACGATAATATTGTTTTCGTTGTTCTTGGAACTTAAACATATGTTCAGTCCAATTAATGTGAGACTGACTAAAGAAGTCTCTTGCAACAAAAAATCTATTCTTTGCAAACAAATAACCTTCCTTGGTTATTTCTGGTGCATCCTCTGGATGGTCTGTCTCTGGGTTGAAGATTTTATTTCTTCCTTCAACTGATAGATTATAGTTTCTTAGAATTTTTTCTTGAATTTGTTTTACACTTTCAAGATGTTGTTCTTTTCTTTGTTGTTTTTCTTCTTTACTCTTTCTTGCAAATTCTAAATGGCGCATGCGTCGCATTCCTCATCATCTAATTCTTCCTGTACTGGAAGTGGTTCGTCTTTTACTTCGACAACCTCATCTGTCTTCATATCATATGTATTTTGGTAATAAGAAGTCTTCCATCCATATTTATAAGTTTTAAGAAGGTCTGTTGCCATCTCAGAGATAGGAACTTCGTTATTTTCATAGTTTTCTGGGTTATAAGACCAGTTACCACTAATACCTTGGTCAAAGAATTTCTGCATAACAGAAACTACTTTGATATATCCATCATTGTCTTGCATATCCCATAATAATGTATAGAAGTTCTGCAACATTTGATATGATGGAACAACCTGTTTTAGAGGCCCTTTCTTAGACTTTTTAATAGTAATATAGTCTCTAGGTGGTTCTATACCATTTGTCTCGTTAGAAACGACGCTAGAGGACTCTGAGGGCATCTGTGCAGACAATGTACTATGTCTTAGTCCAAAACTCTCTATTGACTTTCTTAATTTATCCCAGTTTTCTTTATACACTGGTTTTGCAATTTCGTCAACATCTTTTTTATATGTATCAATAGGTAGTTTACCTTCTGCATATTTTGTTCTATCAAACCACTCACATTTACCTTTTTCTTTTGCAAGTTTGTTTGATGCTTTCAATAAGTTATATTGGAAACTTTCTGTAAGTTCATGCACTAATTTATATGCTTCTGCATCACCATATTTAACTTTGTTCTTTGCAAGAAAATGTGCAAGTCCAATGTATCCAATCCCTAAACTTCTTCTTGCCTTCGTTGATATTTCTGCAGCTTTTACTGGATATCTTTGATAATCAATTAGTTCATCTAATCCACGAACTGATAATTGACATAACTCTGGTAGTTCTTCTAGTTTAATTGCACCTACATTGATTGCAGATAGTATACAAAGTGCAATCTCACCTTCTTCATCATCTGGATGACTTATAGGTGTTGTTGGTAAAGTAATTTCTTGACATAAGTTGCTCATGTTCACCTTGTCAAGAAAACTACTATGACTATTACTATGGTCTATATTCATAATATAAATTCTTCCTGTTTCTGCTCTTTCTTTGAGCATATCCATAAACAGTATTCTTGCACTTACTTTCTTTTTAGGGATAGAATAAGCTCTCTCGTACTTTTCGTATAGTTCATCAAACTTATCTGTGCCAAATGCATCGTACAAATCAGGCACATCGTGAGGAGAAAACAAAGTGATATCCTCGTCTTTAATAAATCTTTCATAAAATAATTTAGATAACTGAATCGAATAGTCTAACTTTCTGACTCTATTGTCTTCTGTTCCTTTGTTATTTTTGAGGACAAGTATGTCTTCAATCTCTTGATGCCAGATTGGGAAATGGACAGTAGCTGACCCACCCCTAACACCATTTTGTGTACAACATCTGACTGTTGATTCAAATTTCTTGAGGAAAGGTATAACTCCTGTGTGCTGTACTTCTCCACCACGAATTTTAGAGTTGATTCCACGAATCCTACCAGCATTAATACCAATTCCAGCCCTCTGTGCAACATACCTACCGATAGCCATATCACTAGAAAAAATACTTGGCAAAGTGTCATCACTGTCCACCAAAACACAACTAGCAAACTGTCGAAGAGGAGTTCTAACCCCCGCCATAACTGGGGTTGGTATGTTGATTTTAAATTGACTAATCGCGTCATAATATCTTTTAACATAATTTAACCTCGTTTCTTTAGGGTAGTCCTTAAATAGAACTGCACTAATCAAAATGTACATAAACTGTGGAGACTCATACAGTTTACCAGTTGACCTGTCCTGTACAAGATATTTATCCACTACCTGTCGAAGACCCGCGTATGCAAACATCAAGTCTCGATTATGATTTAGATATGAGTTTAATTTACTCCATTCATCATCGTCATAATAACCTATCAATTCTTTGTCATAAACACCTAGTTCTATATTTCTTTCTACTATCTCTTTTAATGGTGGATAGATTTTACTATCTTTCCATTTGGTGTTAAAGACATCTTTACGAATTGCAAACAATAATAATCTTGCAGCTACATATTGATAATTTGGCGTATCCAATGATATCAAATCAGATGCAGATTTTATTAATGTGTCTTGAATCTCTTGAGTTGTGACTCCATCATAAAAAGATAAGTTTGCACTCATTTCAACCTGTGATGCAGAAACCCCATTGATACCATCACATGCAGCTTCTACCATTTTATGAATTTTATCTAGATTTAAATTTTCTTTTGACCCATCCCTCTTTACTATACTAAGTCCATTACCATTCACTATACTTTACTCCAGTTATTAATTGCAAGGGATAATTCTAAACCTTGTCTTGTATTCTCGTCTATCACATCTTTGACTGGGCAACTCATTCCTGCTAGCCACATATCATTGATATCTTTTTCTTTTATTGTCTCAGGCCATACACAAACTTTGTATCCAAGCTCTGACATTTTTCTCATCTTCTTGATGATTTCTTTATTCCTTGGTTCATTATCAAAGACAAGAGTTGAATTACTCTTGGATATTTCGTTTGTTACCTTGGAGAAGTCTGAACCTGCGACTGCAATGCAGTTGTCCAGAAATAAAGAGTCAATTGGCCCTTCAACAACATAAAGAGGTTGGTTGAAATCAACTTTGTCGAGATTGAAAATAAGTGGTTTTTCTTCATCGAATCGTAGTGTTAAATATCTCAGTTGTGAATCATTTAATGCTCTACCTGTGACTCCTATGAGATTTTTTTGTCTATCATAGAAAGGTAAAACAAGTCTTGGGTCATTTCCTAAAACTCTCTTATTATACTTATAATTTATCGAACTTAGACTTTGTGCAGACTCAACAAAGTACATGTCTTTCCAATGTTTGTATGGTATGTCTCTTGAAGTTAAATAGTCAACACATAGTTTACTATCTTCTGCCTTAGTGTATTTACCAAGTGGATTCTCTTTAAACTTTGGTGGTTCAAAAGTAAAGTTCTGTTGTGCAACTGGTCTGGTATCATTCTTCTTGCCGAATCTTTCCATGACCCATTGTTTATACAACATTTCATCATGGTCTTTGAGAAAAATACCTATATTGGTTGAATGTCCACAATTATGACATTTATAGACATAGGTATCCTTATGTTGAAAGTGATATCCTCTTGCTTTCAACTGATTTTTAGAACTATCTCCACAATAAGGACATGAATGGTTAAGGACTTTATCATCCTTCCATTTCACATTACGAAATTTAGGGGATACCAATTTAAGGTATTTTTTATCAATCCACAAAGACATATACCTATAATACTATATAATTGGTATTTGTCAAGGTAATAATCCCTCTCTCTTGAGATTAAATAGACATTGGTTTTAGTTTTTCTTGATAACTGCAGCTTGACCCTGTGAGGTAGAACCATCTGGGTTCTTGATGGTGACATTTCTGTAGTAAACTACCACTTCTTGTACTTCACGAATGTATCTTCGTAGTTCTTGCATGTTGTATGCAAGGAGTTCATAATCACTGACCGAGAATGCAACAAAGACGACATCACCATTGTTCATCTTCTTCATATCATCCATAAATCTATCGAGATATGTGTAATCTTCTGGCCAATCTGGATTTTCTTTACCTAAATCACATACCCATTTACCATCTATTTTGGTTCTAGGTCTTTTACCTTCTTCATTTTTTACACATGGATTTGCAATCTTAGCTTCAGATACCACATAGAACTTAGGTTCTTTCAAATCAATGTTCCTAGGCATTGTAGGTTGAATAATATCTATTTCTAATGGTTTACTGACTATATCTATCTTCTTGTTAGGTATTAACGAACAACCACTAATTGTTAGGGTTGATATCAGAAGAAGGGTCGTCCAGTGAGTCCAATTCTTTACTGTCATTTTCTATACTCTCAAAAACTTGTGCAGTTCCATCATTGATTCTTTTTTCAATCATTCCTGGCTTTGCAATTGCAAGTTGGTTTAAATTATGTCTTCTAAAAATGTCGAGATATGAGTTCATCTCTTGTTCTATTTGTGCATTTCTTGATGCAAGATTATTTAGAGCTTTACCTTGTTTTTCAAAGTTCTCTTTCATTACATTCATTGCAGCTTGTTGTTCTGCAACTGCACCTTCAAGTGCAAGATTATTTGCACTCAAAACTTGATTTTGGTTATAAAGATAGTAAGAACCTAATCCCAGTACCAATATAATTCCAATTAACATTTGTTGCATTACGAATATTCCTCAATGTATCGTTTTACATCACCTACAGTGATTAGATTATCTGTATCCTCATCTGGTATTTCCATATCAAATTCTTTTTCAAATAACATTACAAGTTCTACTGTATGTAAAGAATCTGCACCTAAATCTTCCATGATTTTACTGTCATCACTTATTGTTGATGCATCTATATGTAAATGGTCTGCAATTAATTGTTCTACTGACATTTTATAACTCCTTTATTATATAGTTCAGTCCAGCTGCACTTCTATATTCTACAACCTCATTATCTTCGGTTGTAAACTTTAGATGTTTTTCTTTCTGTACTGAAATCTTTTTCACTATGTAACTTTTATCGTCTGCATCACCCCATTCTTTGTTGAATGATACTGTTACTTCATATCTTGTTCTGAATAAGTCTATGAACCACCAAAATGCAAACTTAATCCATTCCCAAACTTTAATTATCCACTTTTGCACTTGCTCTCCACTGATAACATGACCAATATCTTGCTTTAGTTTTAGGGCCTGGGTCTGAACAATTATGTCTTGCTCTAAATGACTTTCTTCGTTCTGCATTATCTCTGTTTATACCCATGTTAGGGTCTCCAAAACGAACCACTACGACCTTTCCTTTTTCATTCTTTACATAGACCTTAAACTTCTTATTAGGGTTCTCAGAAGTCCTTATAGGGTCATTTAATTTAACTTTTTTACCTTGATACTCTGCTTCTGTAATTACATGGTCATAATATCCTAAACATTCTGCACAACATTCTTCTTGAGCTCTTTTTATTTGGTCTGCTGTAGGAGCTCCTTTTTCACCCTTTTTCCTCATCTTCTCACCAGAACCAGCTTTAATTCTTGCCTTTTTCTTTCTGATATTGTCCCAGAGACCCTCGTCTAATTCATCATCACCCAATTTTAAAAACATTTTATTTTTGATTTGTTTTTTATCGGATGCAGTCATTCCTGCTTGTTTTGCAAGAGAGTTGATAAATGCAAGACCATCTTTTTCATTTGCTTTGTATCTCCTACCCATTTCTTTCTTAAGACCATTTGCAATTATGTCAAGAACATGAGATACATTTGTCACTATCCTACCATCTGTCATAAGTCTTGCCTCATTTACAGACTGTAGTGAACCTTTTAAAACAACTTTTTTCTTTTCTTTTTCTTTGTTTTTTACAAGAGGTGGATGTTCGTCTTCGTCACCAGCAACAATCATACCTATTTGATTTATTAAAGATGTAACTACTGGTGTGGGTAATTGTGATAATTGTTGCATTACATCTTTAGATAGACCTTTTACATTTTTTAGTTTCTTTTTCCAAGAAGAGATTGCAGTCATATCTTTTTTTCTTGATTCATTCATTGACTGACCAGGCGTATCATCCATATACCTTTTCAAAAGTTCTGGTGTTCCTACTTCTCTATAACCAGAGTCTTCTTTCTTTTTCTTTTTACGAACAATAGGTTTATCAGTAGAAACTGCAGCTCCAGTTGAGTTCACTGGTGCATCTTCGAACATTTCTTTAAACCTTTTTATTTTCATGCTACCTCTTCTAATGGTTTACTTAATTCTTCCCATGATGTTTCGTAGTCTGATTCTGCATCAATCCATTGTGAAACACCTAACTGTTCATATTTAGGTAAAAGTCTATCTGGAAGTAGTCCAATCTTCTTAAGATTAGGCATGACTCTGTTAAATAATAGATATTGAAATTGTGAACTTAATGTATTTTCTCTAGACCATTCGTCTGTATATTCTAAATCAAATCCCCATTTTTCCCAAACTTCATATTGTTTAAATCTATTTCTCATAACAGTACATGCTTCCAAACAAAAATCTTCTCTTTCTATTCTTTCTTCTTCTGTTAGTGTTGTAACAAAACTTGTTAAATAATTTACACCAAATGTTACATGTCTTGCTTCATCACGAATTACAAGTCCTAACAATCTTTTAAATACTGGGTCTTGAGTAGTATCTCTTATAGTATTAAAGATTGCAAGTGCAAGTCCTTCTATAATAATTTGCATTCCTATGAATTTAAAATCCCACCTTGGGTCTGTGAGTATCTTATCTAGTAATGCTTTTAAATTTTTTCCAATAGGCATAATTCTACCTATTCTAGTTTGTAAATATTTGTTAAATGCTTCTACATGTCTTGCCTCATCAAAGGTCTGAGAAGCTGCATAGAGTTTTGCATTGAATGTTGGAGCACAACTTGTAAGTTGAGATGCAACTAGTAATGCACCTTGTTCACCATGCATAAGTTGACTTATAGTCCAATCTTGACTATCCTTAATAAACTGACATCTATCTTCATAGGATAACTTTGCATAATCTTTATGGTTTTTCCATTGGTCATCCATAAACTTAAAACCTTCATCACTAAATTCTGGATAAGGAATACTCCAATCTACATCCTTTTCTACATTCCACTCTAACTCTTTACCAAGTTCATATAGTTTTTTTATACGATTATCTTGAACCTTATAATCCCAATTGTAACAACCAGTTAATGGTGTATTAAATATTTCTACAACATCTTCTGGATTTAATTCTTGTTCAACTGGATAGTTTGCACCTTCAAAAAGTTTATCTTCTTTTGGTGGATTATCTATTTTAGATATTTTCATTTTACATCATGTCCTGTAATTAACATTGATTGGTCTTTACTGTAGTTATATACACGATATATATCTACACCCATGACATTATCAGTTTTACCTAAGATTTGTACTCGGTCTCCTCTAGTACCAATACAATCTTCTTCGTTCCAAACTGATTGTCGTAATTCGTAGTCTTTTCCTTTTACCAAATTGTTTTTATTATCATGTCCTTCTAAAAGGTCAAGTGTTAAATCATTTTCTTTTAAATATGTGTAGAACGATTCTTCTAGATATTTTCCATCTATTTCAAAATGTTCTTTGAGAAGTGCTAACGATGCAGCGTAAGATGCAAGTCTTGTCCTACCAAATGGTAGAAGTTCTAAGACTCTTTTTAAATTAAATACTAACCTGTGTAGTAATGTGAATGAATTTTTTTCTTCTGAGGTTTTAGGTTTTTTGGTTTTTATTCTTTTACCATTATCATCAATGAGACCGAACTTATATGCATCCATCTCACTCCACTTTCTGGTCATCATTTTTAGAATACGAAATACAATGACTGTATCAACTACATTCATTGCACCTTCTTTTAACTGTACCTGTGTCATAATTCTCTTAATACCCCTGCTACTTCCATATCTACTGGTATTTCAGTCTTCCAATCTTCTGTCACATAGTCCATATAGATTAAACAAGTTTTGAGTACAGGCCAGTACTCTTGGTCTATTTTGAATTCTAACATTTTTACTGTATTTTCGAATCCAAAAATATTGAAAATGACAATGAGATGATTAAGAATTAATCTTTCTCTGAGTTCACCATTTTTATAATATCTTCGTAGTAATCTTTTTAAATACCTAAACCTACGAAGGTCTTCCATGAACTCTTCCATCGATGTGCATTGAGGGTTATCATAACACTGCATTGCAAACATCGTGAAGTTCTCATCTGTTAAATTTTCAAATAATTTCATAATTTATATCCTAGTATTATACTAGTATATAGGTGAATTATAAGAAAGTTTACTTAATGTTTGCAACTACTTTAAACATCTTGTTAGGAAGTCTTTCGTATTCAACATGCATTTTAAGTTCTGGGCCTTTTGATGAAATGAAGTCGTCATCTAAGTCGTTACCTTCTTCATCTTTACCCATTCTACCACCATATTGAGTGATAGGTAAGTCCATTGAACCAGAATCAGATACATCTTCATCTATGATTGTGTCAAATTCTATTCCAACTTGTTCTACTTTTCTGTATAATTGTTCTAAAGCAGCTTGAACTGTAATGTGTTCTCTATCTGCAATGTCACCTATCCAAGTATTTAATCTAGACAAAACTTTTGAATCAGATGCAAATAGATGTAAATCCTCTGTAGGTACTCGACCTGTAACATCTTTGTTTAGTCTGTATCCACCATTTGCACCTGTATCATATGCTTCACTAATGTATTTCTTGAATGATTTCATAATAATTTCCTATTATGCAGCTACTGTAATTGTACCCGCTGCAGTTCCTATTGAAGCTGCACTTGTAATTGTTGCATTACCACCTTCTGCTCTATCAACGATAGTTCCACTGTTAAGTGCTAGTGGGTTTGCACCAAAACTTAATATATCACCTGCGTTTGTAGCTGCATTGTTAGCACCTATTGCAAGAGAGAATGTAAGTTTGTTGGTTGATGAACCACTTGCATATGCAAGTAAATGTGGCCCTCTTCCAGAACCAGAACCTTGGTTTCCATTAGTTACTGATAATGTAGGTGTTCCACCAGAAGTATTAACTGTTACTTTCTCATTAAAAGTTACTGTTGCTGATAATGTACCACCATCTGATTTATCAAATGCTGTTGATACCCAATCAATACTTGTTATGTCTGCTTGACCGATAGAAGTTGCAAGTTCTCCAATTGCACAGAGAACCTCTTCTGGATGATTGTCAGACTTCTTAAATATCCAGCCTCTTGCATCTGCAAAGACCAATTTCTTTTGTGCAGCTGTCAACCACTTTGGTTTGGCTTCGTCTGCATCTGAATTACCCCATAAAGACATAATTATCTCCTCATTTGTTAGTTCTCTGACTGAAAACTTTTTTGTTTATACTCTTGTATTTATAACTTTTGATATCTCAATCACCCCAATATGCTTTAAAATCCGATTCTTTTTCTACTTCATTTACAAAGTCCATATTGATTTCATCTTCAAAAACCACTACAACACCATTAGCACTGAAATTATGTGGGTTTACAATATATTTATCTTCAATAATTTCTATGTTTGTAGGATGTGGAAGACCATATTTTTCATGTAAATGCACTGGATATTCTTTACCATTTTGTAAAACTAACTTAGGAAATTTCTTACCGACAAAACAATCACCTATCTTCTGAGGATTGTTTCTAAATGCATCTAAGTATTCGTTACCACCTAAAAGTAATGGAAAAGTATTTTGTACATATGGTCTACAATTATTTTCTAAGAAATATAATTCACCATCTTCTCCTAACATCTGAGTAATACTACCTTCATATGTACCACCCAGTTTAGCAGCTGCATTTAAATAATCTACTACATTATCCCTAACCTGTTTATCTATTTCTGGTGTGAGTTGTTCTATAATTGTATTAGTAAACCATGCAGTAGGGCCTTCCCCAGCAATTTGTTTTGATTTTGACTCATCACAATGTTCTGAAAATGTAAATGACCATTTTCCTTCTGACATAATGTAAGATATGTTTGTTTCATATCCTTTAATACGCTCCTCACAAAAATATTTCATTTTAATTGGAATACCTAATAGGACTCCAATTGGCGATTGTTCAAGTATTTTTTTATCTTGGACAACTGTTGAAGAATTCCAAAACTCAGATGGTTTTAAAATAAACTGATTAGGTAATGGTTCTGTGTTTAACTCTCTGTGGTCTTCACCTGTTTGTAGAGTTTTAGGTACTTTCATACCACACTTTTCTGCAAACATTTTTCCAAATTGTTTTTCTGTTTCTAATTTTATTGATGTTTCATTTGCAGATATGATATCAATTCCAAAATCTTTTTTATGTATAATACTATTAAAAGTAGGCCAAGTGTTTATGATTAAATCAATTTTATATTTTTCTATTACTTGTTCTAATTTATCTAAATGTGTTAGTGGTAAGTTGTTACTGAGTTCAGTATAATTGTCTGGATTTGTAAAAACACGATATTCAATGTCTGATATTGAATTTATGTTGAGTGTTTTTAAATAATTTGGACTTCCTGTTTGAGTAGTATATACTGTGTGACCATCTTCAACTAATTTTACTTGCCATTGAAGATTATGATACTCCATTTCTGTAAATAATATATTCATAATATAGATATGTAGGTGTTATGCCATACTTCTTTTTATTGCACCCAGAGCTTTCATAAAAGATTGTTTGTTCTTCCCTAATAATTTGATTAGTTGTACTCTCATTTGTGGTTTTACTCTATCTAATGCCATATTAATAATTTTTGCATTTTTTTGGGTTACCTTGATTGTTTTACCATCATCCAGTTTAATATCACTTCCAGTTCTTAAATCTTCAGCACCTTTAAGTTGTACTTGAAGGTTTTGGTCTGGGTCATTTGCACGAGGGCCTAACTTTTTAACTCTATCCCTTTGTTGAATAAAGTCTTTAATATTTTGTGAGATATCTTTATCTGGTTCAAAATCTGTATACTTACCAGCACCGACTGCTTGTGCAAACTTTTTACTTGGTGTTGATGACCCTTTTGCAAAGTTTACTATTTTATTCATTGCATCTTTAAAGTCTTTTGCTTTATTTGCAATGTCTCTTATCTTATTATTTGCAGCTGGACTGTTTGCACCAAAGTCATGAAATGCACGAGCTTCATATGCAAGAACTTCTCCATACATTTTTTGATAGTCTTTAGTATACTTAGACTTACGCATAGGTTCTTTTCTTGCTTTCTTATCGCCTGGTGCATCTTTATATGCAGATGGGTCTGAATCAGATTTTTCTTTTCCTCTTTGGAAATGTGCATCTCTTTTGGACTTTGTAGTTTTTTTAAGACCTTTGAAATACTTTGCTGGTTGAGTTCCTTTTTTATCTTTGATATCTTTGTCTTGAGGTTCTCTTTCCTCATCTCTGAGACGAGGTTCAGTCCTGTTATACTTTTGTGTAACTATTGAAAGATTTGACTTATCGTTATTCATAGGATTACCATCTTTATGATGCACATCTTTACCAACAATACCTTTGGTATCTTTTAGTTGTCTTCGTGCATGATTTCTACCAGCTCTTCTTTTTTTCTGTTCTGGTTTAGAATGGTAGTTTTCGTATTCTTTTTTGTAGTTCCTTTCTTTGAAAGTCTCCATGACGACTCCTTAGAATGAACTTATAACATCTTTGTGATTTGAATACTTACTTGATGATTGTCTCATGAGATTATCATAGATTTGATTTCTAGTTCTCATTAATCCATCTGGCATATGACCTAATGCTTTGTGAGTCATCATAATACCTTTTAATGCTTCTAGTCCTTTTTTATCACCAAGAAGTTTTGCAAGGTGCATTAATGAACCAGTATGGTCATTTCTATCTGTCATTTTTTCAATCTTTTTGATATCTGCAGCTGACATTTCTTTTTTCTCTACAAGTTCTTCGATACCTTCTTTGATATCTTCTATCTTTTGATGCCATTCTACTATTTCTTCTGTACCTTCTTTATAGAAGATTGCTTTCTTAGTAACTGGGTCTAATCCCATGTACTTACCTTTGAGAGAAGGCATCTTAACACCGATGTCTCTTAACATTGCAACCATCTTATGAAGTCTTTCCCAGTTTGCTGGAACATGTTTTTGTTTCCAGATTTGACCCATTAATTTGTCAATACTTTTCTCTGGGTCTTTTTCATCAAATGGTAGTTTAGTCATCTTTGCCATCATCTTACCAAATGTTTTTAGTTTGACCATATTTGCTGGTGATAGGTTTTCAATCACTACATGATGACCTGTAAATTCTTTTGATTCGTTTGCATGTCTAAGTGCAAGTTTAACTGCTGGATTCTTAGACAATCCTCTTTTAAGTTTTTCTATTTCTTTGATTGCATAGTTAGTTGCACCACTTAAATCAAGTGCAAGTTCAATTGCTTTCTTAACTGTTTTATCTCTTGCAGCTGCTTTTTGTTTTGGATTGTCTCTGTAATATTTGTTTATTTCTTGACCTGTAAGTTTAGATTTACCCATCTTAGATAGTGGGTCTAACTTACCATCTTTGACTTTTTCGTCTAAGTCTTCACTACAATGTGATGCATTTATTTTTTTACCATCTTTATCATACTTACCAGACTTTTTCTTTGCAATTGCAATTGCAGCTTGTTGTGCAAAGTTTTTACCTTTACCTTCTGATACTTCTTCTGGTAGTTTTGCCATACCTTTTGGATTTTTAGTCAATATATCTCTCTGAGATAATATTTTTATTAAATCTTTGACCTCGCCTGGTGCAATCATAAAACTTTCATTTCTAAATCTAATAGAATACATTGTATTTGGATGTCTAAAAGTAAGACCTATGTTAAATTTACCAACTTTTCTTAGTTTAGGCATTGATATTTTTTGTTCTTCATGAAGTTCTTCACTTACTGCCTTTTCTAAATCACCTGCTTGTTTTGCATGTTTCTTACTTGCTTTCTTCAACATAGTGACAATCTTTTTCACTACTGGTTTGTCGTCATTGTCAAGTTCTTCTGGTAAAGGTTTTACACCTTGTTGTTTGAACATTTTCATTAATGCATTGTTAGTTGGTATTTGCATTTTACCTTTTTCTTTACCTAATGCAATTACAGTTTTCATAAATCCTTGTGGATTTTGTTTCTGCATTGCTTGAATGACTTTAACACCAGTCATACTTAACAACTTTGCAACACCATATCCAGCATCTTTATTACCTTTTAGATTGAATAATTTATCAATCATTTCACCAGCAGATGCTTCTACTAGTTCAAAGTCTTCTTTTTGCAATATCATTTTAGTATTAAGAGTTCCAATCATCTTAAGGATTGTGTCTCTTGCATCTAAAACTTGTTTGTAAGATTTGTTATGAACTGTATTCTTGAGTTCTTTGTCACCCATGTTTGCAATCTTCTGATAGGATACTAAGACCTTTTGCATGTCTTTAGAAACCTTTTTCATTGCATCGACTTCTTGTTTCTTGACTTCATCCAACATACTATCATCTGGATGTATGACATGTGCAAGGTCTTTATCGTGATTTAGATTACCTTTTTTCTTCTTGACTATAAATGCATTTACTCTTGCCATTCCCCACTGCTGTGGTGTTGTGCCTGGCCTGTGTCCTGTTTTCCATGCAGCCATTCCACGATTGTAAACTTTTCTTAATGTTCCTACTGAGATACCAGATTTTTTAGCTTTAGCTGCAAGTCCCTTAGACTCATCCAAATTTTCATCTTCATCAAGATATTCTGCAATATCTTCTATTTCTTCGTCACGAACATCTTCGATGAGAGAGTCTATTAACTCCTCATTTAAGATATCTTCATTTGGTGTTGCATACATTTCTCTGTATGCATCTGCAACAGTTGACAGAGTTTTTCTGTTTCTCATGTAGTTTGACATTTACTTTCCAGCTTTTCTATTATTGTATATTAAAGATTTTTCCTTAACATATCCTAACCTTCTTAAGGTTTCTTTAAACGATTTACTTCTTGCATCATATTTTATCTCAGATGCATCTTCTTTTTTATCGATTGCTTTTGAGATTGCTTTTCTTTTCTTATGCAAGAATTTATCAGATGAATCAACATCACCATCGTTATCGATGTCTTTGTCTTTTCTATCTTTAAACTTTTTCTTAACTGCTTTAGGTTGTACTTTGTCTAACCCATCACCATCATCTGACTTATTATTAGTATTGTCTTCTTTTACTGGTGCTTCTTTAATTTTTACTGGATATTCTTTACCAGCAAACATAAAAGTCTTTTTACCATCTTTATGTGCTTGACGAGCTGCAGATATGAATGACCTTTTGTCATCATTTACTGCTTTTTTAAGTTCTGCAAGTTCTTTGGTAAACGATTCTGCAACTTCTGGTTTGTCCTGTGAAGGATATCCCATAAGTTCTGCTTGTTGTTCAAAACGAGATTTTGCTGGTTGTCCAGAATTAAGGACTTCTGAGACCGCATCAGCAACAGATTTAGTTACTTTATCAGTCCCACTGTTGAATTTTAATCTATCTTTTATATCTGACATCGTGGTCTCCTATTAATGTTTCCTCTAGTATTTATATATATCACTTCTTCGACTGTGATTGTCTAAACTTTTTAAGTCGTTCTATTTCACCTTTTTTAACTTTAGGGAAGAGTTTTTTACTTAATTTTGCAATTACACTTTTCTTTTTATCTAATTTTTTACCGATTGCAATTCTAGCACCCATTGAAAGTTCACTTGCAGCCTTACCACCAGACATTTTTTTAAATAAAATTGCTCTTGCAGTCTTCATTGCTTTTGTTTTCAATTGGTCATTAGTCTTCATTCTTTTCTTTTTACGAGCTTTAGTTCTTGCAATTTTCTGTGCAAGTCGTCTCATTCTCATACCAATTGCCCTTCTTTGTTGCATATTAAGTACTTCTAACTGTAATTGTCTTGTTAATTCACTAGTAAATTTACCTTCTGCAACTTTATGTTGTTTCTTTGCCATGTTCATTGCTGTTCCATGCATTACTTCTTTTGCTTTATCACCATATTCTTTTTCGAAATAATCTTTCTTTTTCTTCAAATCTTTGTAAATTTTTTCTTTCGTAGCCATAACTGCATCGGATACTTCGTTTGTATCAGTCGGATTTGTACTTCTATTTTTAAGTCTAGTTAATCTTCTTCTATCTGCATCCATTTCTCTGTCATGTTTAATTTTTAGTTGTTCTTTTTCTCTAGATTGTTTGTCTTTTAGGTTATCTGTAGTTTCATCTTCATTGAATAATCTTTTTTCCATATCTACTGGATGTTCATAGGAAGCTGCAAGTGCAATGTTTTTCATAGGTTTCATGGTCAATGCAGATTTCCATGCAGTTGCCATTTTGTTTGAAGGGAAAGATTTTACAAATGCTCTAAGTCTAGGGAAAATTTTAGTGGTGTTTTTATCCAAATCATTCATATCACCATCATTATCTACAATAAAAAAGTTTTGTCTACCAAATGTAGCTTGTAGTTTACCCATGTTTTTTCTGACTGTTGCATGATTGCTTTGTACTATATTGTCTGGGATACTTCTTTCTCGTTGTCTATTTCTGTCTAATGCAGTTTCTAATGAAGTATTTACGAATACCATTGCAGTTTCGTATCCTAAATCTTGTAGGAGTTTTCTTTGTTTTACGATATTTTTTACATCTCTTGCAGTTGAATCAATTACTATCCCTAACCGACCTTTAAGATACATTTCTTGTCGTTTACCAGTGATTGCTTTTGCATGAACACGAATTGCATCTCTTTGTTCTTCTTCACTCTCTGGCATTTTAAGTGAAAGACCTGCTTTCTTAAGACCCATTTCAAATGATTGGTCTGAGTTTACTGGTCGTAAACCCATAGAACCGAACCCTAATTTCTTAGCTGCAAGTGATTTACCACTGCCTGGGCCACCTGCCATAAAGACAGCCTTAAATACGCCTGGGTCGTTAATTCCTTCGTTAAGCGAGTCGTATGTATTTTCCAATATCATCTGTTATGTACTCTGGTATATGATGGAATTCTTCTCGAATTGCCATTCCTTTTCTTACTGCTTTATACAGTTGTTTTCCTTGTCTAAAAGTTCTTGGTAATGATTTAACAAATGTTTTCTCATCACCATCGAAAGCCATTGCTCTCATCTTAGATGCAGACATACCAGATATGTCATCTGCATCTGGGTCTCTTTCACCTGCTGATACCAATTCGATACTTTTAAAGTTATAGAAACCATGTCTACCTTTCACACCATTATATTTTGTGAGTAGACTCTCAAATTCTCTTAGTCTATCTGAACCAGCAACCATCTTTACACTTCTGTATCCTTGGTCATATAAGTCAACCACTACATCAAATACTGTTCTAGAATTAGATGTAGAAACTGTTACTTTTGCTGGTCTAAACAAGAGTTTCATGAACTTTGTTTTGGTTCTATAATCTAGTGGATTCTTTTTTGGGTCTTGACTATGACTTGTATAGATGAATCCATCATCCGAACCAGCAACCTGTTTCACTTTCATTGCAAGTTTGAGATGTCCAGCAGTTGGTGGATTAAACCTACCGAATGCAAACACAGCAGTTTGTGAATTTATCTCAACAATGTCTTTGAAACTTTTCATGTAAGTATTTATGTTTTTACAAATTTCTGTTCATTGATTTTAAGTGCATCATAGTCCATTTGCACATATTCTCTACATACATCCCACCACTCTTTTAAGTCTTCATCTTCTTGTAGTTCTTCTATAACTCTTTGTCTAATTTCTGGTGTGACATTCATATGAGTATGAGCATACATATTGTAAGATTGTTTTTGGTGAAACTTAACCTTAACTTCATCATCAATAAATCCTAAATCTATTAATGTATCAATTGCACCAGCTGTCTTTTTCAAAGATTCTTGTGATGGATGTAGAAAACCCAGTCCACTTTGTGTATAGTCTATGTCGTGTTTATAGTGTACAAGATTATCATAAATGTCATACATTGATTTACCATTCCACAATGGTCTTGATAATACGAAAGTATGATTCATTTGTTGTCCATCTAATCCACCTACTAGTAATCTTTCTGGTGGACAAAAGTATATTATTCTCTTTGCAGAATTATAATATCTTTCCCACCCTTCTTCTGTGTCACAATTCATATCATATATCCATGGACAAGACATACCATTATCCATTTCAGTTATAAGACCAGATATGAATCTTTCCCAAGGGTCACGAACAAGTAAATACGATGTCCAATCGTTGAAAAAATCTAATTCTTGAAATGGTGGAGTCATTTCTGAATCACGACCTTCACCATAATTTTTAGGAGTAGCTTTCATTCCATAATCCCATGGACAGTTATCACCAAAAAATTCTTTTGCTTCTTTCGAACCCCTCTTAATAATTTTTGAATATGCAGTAAGAGGATTCAAACTTCCATCAGCTTGTGTCCAGTGTTCTGGAATATTTTTGTAACCATGCATTACAGCTCTTTTATTTGGTTGATATAATTCTGTAATAAATTCTAAATATTCTTCATCTGATAACCAAGTTCTTGGGTTACGATTTTGGTCTTCAATCCAAACCCAGTCATCATCAAACATTTCATTTTGTGCGTTTAGATAAAAACGAATCGAGGAATGTCCTACTTTACGAGGACATGTAAGTATTACTTTTCTTTTTTTAGATATGAATGTGGGATGACATCTTTCCCAACATGTTTCACCATCAAAATGTGCATTAACAGTAAAAGTTTGTTTTCCAACTGTTATTTGAACTTCATCATTTTCATTAAATGAAGCAAAAGATTTCAAAGAATCTGACATAATATAACTCCATAATTTATTTGTCCCAGTCTTTTTGTACTGTAAAGTTATTTAGTGAGAACTCCATTCGGTCTACTAACTTCACTGCACCACCAAGATTATTGTCAATTGCAACAAAACCCTCTGGTGCAACGACATCAAAACCATTATCTTTTTTTACAAACAATTGTGTTAATTGTTTTGCTTTATTTACTTTAGTAAGTATTTTAATCTTTGCATAGTTTATCAATGCTTGAAACTCTACTAAAGTTTTAAGTAATGTTAAATGTTTTCTAATTTGTGTAAGATGTATATTTTTGTTTTTCTCTGCTGTTTTCTTTGCAGATGTAACTTTAAGTTTATCTATTTGTGCATCAAACTTTTCCTCTACAAATTTAAAATAACCATCTGCATGATTCTTGTAGTTTAGTCGTAAAAAGTTTGTTCCCTCTCTTACTTTACTATTGTGATATGTTTTGTAACTCATGCCTGGCTTCATCTCTGATTGATGTTTTAAGAATGAATCCAGTGATGGTTTTCTTATTTTCTGAAAAACTTTACCTGTTCTGGACATCAATCTAGTTATCTCTGCACTATCTTTTTGGGTAAAGGTTGCAGTTCCAGATACATCATTATAAGATGCATCATCCATCCAGACCTTACTTGTTTTTTTAAGACCAGATATGTTTGCACCAAATGATGCAGATAAATCTGATAATGAATCTCCTGTATAAGTTGTATGAAATACAATACCCACATTTGCTCTTCTCATAGTAGATGCAAGTTTAGATGTAGAAGGTACTGCATACATGATTGTATTTGGTTGAAAGGTTTCATACGATTCACCATTGATATCTTTCTTTTCTAGGTCACCTTTTGTAAACATCAAGTCACCTTGAAGTATATCTTTAATACCGATATCTTTTAGATTGTTATAACATGCTTTGAACTTTTCTGCAAGTTGTCCAGATAAGTCTGCGTTTATCTCTGCAATGGATGTATAAAACTTTGGTGTTTTATTAAATAAACTTTTTTTTGCAACAAAGAATTTACCTGTCTCTGGGTCATTACCACAAAAGATTGCTGGAGCTCCATCCCATTTTACAGTAACATTGACACTTCGTTTACTTCCAGACATCAACATGTCACGAAGTGACCTTATAAAGTTTATAGATGCACGACCACCATCAATACCATTATTGAATATTTCGTCTTCTATATGTTCTAAATGTACATTAGGACTTGGCATTTCTTTCCTTAGTTTTCTTTTTCATCTTGTTTATGTATGCACGATAAACAGCTGCTTCTGCATTCTTACCCATCTCTCTTGCTCTTTGTTCCATTGCAATTGCAGCTTGTATTTTATGTGCATGAGATTTACCAGAGTTTTTAATTTTAGTAACACTTGCCTTTGCATCGTCAACTGTTGCAAACTTCAACCCATGAATAGTTCCTTTAGGATTCTCATCTGTATACAAATCAGAATGTTTTTTAGAGTTTGCAGGCTGACCTTTTTTTCTAGGTATCCTAGGATTCTTTTGTTCTATAAATTGTTTGAAAGAAATCATTTGTTTCTTACATTTCCTATTGCATCTGTATATGCAAGTGTTAAAGGTAATAAGTCTTTAATAGGTAAATCTATTTCTAATGCAGTTACTTGTATTGCTGGGTCGACTAATACAGCAGACAAAAATCTGTGATGACCATCTATGATTCTATCATCTTTAGATACCACATAAAAATTATTCTTGGATGCAGAAAAGTCTCTAGTTCCTTTTGCACCAAACTTCGATACATTCTTAATTGATTTGTCAAAGTAGATTTGACTCTGAATAGGTTTTAGTTTTCCTACTGCAATTTTTTTAATTTTAACATTTACTTTGTCATCGTCTTTATCACCATCATTTTTTGCAAGACCACCATTTACCCATTTCTTTCCTGTCTCTTTGTCTAGTCCTTGAGGAAATGGGTCATCTGGAACTTCGTTCTTTGCAAAGGGTCTTGCAATGTCAATTGCACCTGCTTTTAATCTCTTTTGTAATAGTTTGATATCTCTGTTATCGATTACAGGCATATCTTTTCTTTGTGCAAATCCCATCCTTGCAAGTTTTTTTGCAAGTTTGTAGTTCTGTGAAAACTTAGGAATCTCTTTATCTATATCAAATCCTTTCTTATCAAAAAGTTTCTTTGCATGTTCGTATGCTTTCTTTTCATCTGTTTTGATAAGTTCCATCTTACCAGCTTCTGCACCACCTTTACCTTCTGCTATGTATCTTCTAAAACTCTTCATATCTTTTCCTATACTAATGGGAATGATTTTGCAGATGATGTTATTTTAACAGTTTGAACTTGTAATCCAAAAAAGTTTAACAATGCATTGAACATTCCTTTTCCTAAATTTTTAATTTTTTTAAATACTGCTTTAACTCTTTTCATAATTGCATTTAAAATTTTCTTTGCTTGATTCTTTATCATAGAACCCACATCTTTAACCTTTTGTACTAATCTACTAAACATTTGAAACTCATCTAATTGTTCTACTGCACCTTCATGTAAAAGTTGCATACCCATTCTTTCTTTTTGTAATTCTTCTTTTACAATTTGTTTAAAGTTTACTTTACCACTTCTCATGGAGAGATAAGGTTTAGAACCACCACCACCTGTTTTAAATGATACATAGAACTTGTTTGTTTGTGCAAGAACTTTTGCATCAGATGGTTTGTTCATAGGAAGATGTTTAGTAATTGTTCCATTATCTGCATTAAACTCTACCAATTCATTTGCAACTGCAAGTGGTTCTGCAAATTTTCCTATTCCAGTTGCAGCTTCATAGCAGAAGAATTGTTTGAAATCTAAACTTTCAAATAAAGAATCCATTTCAGCAGTTAGTTCTTTTGCAGTAAATTGTAAGTTTTCCATTTGTTCTATACTTTTCTTTTGTGCTGGTGTTAAAGGTTTACCACTATCTCTAAGTTTTTCTAATGCACCTATAGTTCCTTTTTCATTCATTTCACCCATTTTCTTTTCTAAACTATCAATAACACTCTTAACTTGTCTAGGTGAATTTTCTCCCATCATTGACATTGCAGACTCAAATGTTGATATTGTTTCTTCTTTTTTACCAGACATTAACTGTGAACCACCAGCTTTCTTTAGAGATATTTTTCTTTTTCTTTTATTACCAAGTAAGTCTGTTTTTGGTGTTTTGTTTTTACCTTTCCATTTTGGATTTAATTTTGCAGTTGAACTTCCAAACTGTTCTAGTTCAGTTATTCCTAGTTTCTTTTTAAATGCTTTTCCAATTTTAACTGCATCCTCACCATAGTTTGCCCAAAACTTTTCTGCTCTATCCCACTCTGCACCTTCTTGTTTATCATTGACTGCAACTGCAATTAAAGCTTCCCAATCTTCTCCTGCTGGTGTTGGGTTTCCATCTGGTAATCTAGTAAAGTAAGAACCATAAGAACTTGAAGTACCAGCAAGTGTTATTGATTTACCATCTGGTGCTTTTAGTTGTTTTCTTGCATCACCTGTTCCTATATCTACTGGTAAATCTTTATCATCTTCAACTTCAAACACATCACCAGACTTATATCCTAATGAATTTAATTTACCCCATTTACCATTGTATAAAAATTGAAATCCTGTTTTATACTTTCCTTGCATCACAGATGCTTCATTTAAATCTGAAATACCTTCAAAGTGTAGTTTAGTTTCTTTTATACCAGACTTTTCTTTGTAGTGACTATAAAATGCACCAGCAAGTTGATGACCAAACTCTGTATCCGAAGGATAGTGAACTCCAGCAATCTGTCTAGAATTACCTATATCGTCACCTATTCTTTTGATGTTACCTTTATGTTCAAATGGTACTCTGTCTGCAAGATACAAACTTACAAATCTACCTTCGGTTGCATGTCCAGAAGGATATGCTGGTGTCTCTGCTGTTTTAAGTGGATAGACATTAAAGTTTGCTTGACGAAAGAATGTAAGAACTTTCGACAGTTTTTGTGGCCTTGGTCTGTTGTAATGTATCTTAAGTTGTAGAACAATAGGTGCAAGTTGGTCTTTTAATTTTATAACATCTTCTAAATCTTTCATTGGTAAATCATGTTCTTTGTAATAATTCTTAAATGGTTTCATCAACTTTTGGTCAACTAAGTCCATAAATTCTCTTGCATCATTACGATAAACTTCGTAAGATTGTAGTATTTTAAGTTCTTGTTTTGTTGCTACAGAAGAATTTTTGTAAGGATAATACTCTACCCACTGTTGAACTGGGAAATCTTTAAACACTCCTCTGTCTGCATTTAATTGTTTTTTTCTCTTGGGAGACATAGGCATATTATGACCTAGATTGTCTACTGAGGAGTTGTCTTCTTTTAGGTGTTCGTAAAATGTTTGCATAATACTATTTATGCAAATAAAAAAGGGAACTCTTGCAAAAGTTCCCTTAGTAGCAATTTACTCTGTTAGTTATATGTGAATGTTTTCCTAACTTGTTCCGAGCGGAAGGACGCCAATCGACTCTATCTACTTCCCTACGATTTCACTGGGTTCATTTCTTTAACCTATGTTGTTTTAAAAGATTGTCGTATTCTTCAATTTGGGTTTGAAGTTTGATTTGTTTGTCTTCGTTTACTTTAAGTTTTCTTAAGTGTATAAGTTCTTTCTTCAAAGTAACTTTTCTTTGAAGAATATCAACTGTTGCATTACTACTTAAAGTACCAAGCTTGTTCCCATTATCAGACATATTGTAATTATTCCTATCAAAATGTATCGATTTCTCCTTACTCTTTGACGATACTGTAACCATGGTAAAAAATCTTCACCAATTTTTGGTATATAATCCTTAAACTCTGAGTTAGGAAATATATCCTTAAAGTATTTATGCATTTTTAGATTCTCCTTTTACTAATTTTAATACGCTTCTCATCTTTTTAAGTTCTTCAATAGTGTGTTTTGCAGACTTATGTAAGATACCAATTCCACCAGCATTCTCCCATGCTTCTATGTTTTTTGGTCTGTCGTCAATTAAAACATTACCTTTTTGTGCAAAAACAGCCTTTTGAGTACCACTATAAGTGCATGTAACTACAACATAAGGGTCTACATACTGTTTAATCCACTCGTTTTTATCATAAACTACAATGTTTCTATTGATTGCACCAGCAGCTGTAAGTATTTCCCAAGGTAATCCAGTATGTTTTACATACCCAATCAACTCATGATAATCAACCATTGGTGGTAAATTTCTAAATAATCTTTTGTTTGTTAGTTCTTCTTTTCTTTCATCATACTCAGAATGACCATAATCATCGGAAGTTAATGGTCTACCTAACATATCACTGACACCAGCAAGGAAGTCAACAAGGACTCCATCCATGTCAATAAAAATTCTTTTTGGTGCTACTTTATTCTCCATGTAAATTTCTCCAATCTGCTGGAGTATATCCAGTCATGATAAATTCCCTCTCATCATCGTTAAGATTAGGGAAGATATCTTGAATTAATCTCCTCTTTTCAGCAGGTGCATTCCACTCTGCAATTTGTTCTTGAGTAATGTCAAGATACATCTTGTTAACATTACCTGTTAGGGGACTTTTTCTTATTACTTCTACCATGTTTGTATTATACTAAATTATGTACCTTTGAGTCAAATTACCTTAAATAGTCTGGGCCGTATATTCTCATTGAGTTAGGGTCAATTCTATATCCATCAAAAAGGTTTCCTCTTGGTGCATTCAAAGCTGGTGTTTTCCATCCAGCAGATTTGAGAATATCACCTTCTCTAAAAGTGATTCCACTTGGTTTAGACCATTCCTTTTTGTTAATAAAACCCCATACTGAACGATGGTCACCATGTTCACAATTGATTATACGAATGTATTTTTGACCAACTGAATAATCAAAAGATACTTTATCTCTACTGTGTTCCCATCTTTCATGCATTGCTTTTGTCAAACACTCACATAACCTTTCTACTTTTTCTTTTAACTCTGGACTCATTATGCAACCTCTTGTTTTTGTGATTCAAACCCTTCTTTTATCCAATCGACTAAAGTACCTTTCATACTCCATGCATTGTAATCACCAGTACATTTAATTCCTATACCATATGAATCAAACACTAATTTGTAGTATTTGTTTCCATCAATCATATCATAACCATCTTTTCCACTTAACCAATATGCATCATATTGACCTTTAACTGGAACTAATTTGATATTACATTTTTTAGAAAGAAAATTTACAATTTTATCAACTGAAATTTTTCCTTCCTTACTTAATATTAATTTTGCATTACCTAATTTCATTTACACTCCTTAATTTATACATAT